TCTCAGGGAATAAACAGATCATTGGCATGTACAACATTCTCTTTCAACCGAAGTGGCCCGAGAAGGGCCGTTTTGGTGACCCAGGTAGAGTCCTGGGAATGTGGAGCACCGTGAAGGTGCGTCCACCCTACGAGTGGTATGCGTTTCAGCGAGACGCAGAGGCACTCGTAGAAGCAGCAGACTACAAGGATCCAGACTTCAGCGCGTTGAACGACCTCACCTACGACCCCATCGTGGATGAGTTCTCTCTCCAGCCCCCAGAAGAAACTGATGAGATCCTTCCCTCCCTCCTCCGTCTGGCTTTCGGGAGCCTTGTCGCGGTCAGCGTTTTTCGTACCGTGATGACAGTGAAATGGCGCACAGCTTATCGTTGGCTGCTAACCAATCACGTAGGTTCCACTCCGAAGCAAGTTCACGACTACAGACGCATGCGGGAGGCCTTCAACACACATGTGTTGTGTGTTCCCAAAGTTGTGCCACATCACAGCCATGGTTCCGCCGCCTCTTACCGCTCAGCCGCTATCCAGTTTATGGATGGCGTCTGCCTCGCACTCGGGCTTCAGCGCTATTCTTTTCAGATGTCGAAGACTGATCAGAACAACAATGTCCCCGGCGAGCGCACCTATTGGTGGGCGAGAGACGTCACGGCCGAACCTCAATTCGATGTCGCCACAGACAGCCACATGATTACGCTCATCGACGTAGATTACTATCTCGACATGCCGTTTCATCTGGTTGACATGCCCAGACCTCATATGCTCTACACCGTTACCCCAGAAACCGCTGGATATGTGGGGGAAGACTACTCGTTTTCCTTCAACTCTTCTGGCGAGATCGACTGGCGAATCAACGGCGGCGCGCGCTACACCCATCCGCTCTGGAATTACAACATGGACAACTTCGTTGTCTCCGTCAAGTTCCTCGGCATCCCGTACAAAACAGTCCTCTACGACGTCCAAACGCAGAAGGTCGCTGACAACAAGTCGGTTGTCATGCTCACCCCCATGCGCACGTTCTACGGTCTGTCAGCTATCTTTGCCCACTTTTGTGGCAGACACCTGACACGCCTGAACCCAACCGTCGGAGCTTTTTCGAAGATTGTCACGTACCAGGGTAGTAAAAAGCGCGTGTCCGTCGCCGCCCACGGCAAAGAGTCCTCCGCCACCATTTCTGGTGCCGTGTTTGACGGTCTAATCTCCACGCGCAACATTGCCCCAAAGCAGCATATCGCCAACCATCAAGTCAAGTCCTTCCTTGCGAAGGACTCAGTACCAGATGATGTCCGCGATTCTGCCTCTGCGATCCTTACTGAGTATCTCAACAACGCCCCCGATAAGCGTGTTGACCCTCTCTGCATCGTAGACATCCCAAGGAGCATTGTCGTCGCGTTCGAACTCCCCGATCCTGAGGATAAAGTCAAAGTAACGGCCTTCGCCGCGCCTTTTGGCGTCCCACCCGCTTTCGTGCATCTCAGCAACGAGGCAAGCTCACGCGCATCCATCACTGGCCGCGTGTTGCTCCCTCGCGAGACTATCGAGGCCACGTTGGGCGCTTTCCGGATGACGTCCGGCAAACAGCGCGCTATGGAGGAATTTGTGAAACGCATTGTCCCAGTTCCACATCTCGGAGAAACACTCGATTTCGATGAAGTTGCCGCGCGACAGACTAAGCCAGGTCAGAAACAAGATCTTCTTGATGCTAATCTCCTTGGCTCGTTTTTCAAGCGCTTTGGCAAGACCTTTCAGAAAGGAGAAGCGGTCGGTAAGCCTAGTGACCCCCGGAATATCACTACGTTTCCTGGCCCGGACAAAGTAACGTATGCAAGTTTCATGTACCCCATCATGGAGCACCTCAAGCAGTTCAGATTTTACGCGTTTGGCACCACCCCTATCGAGGTCGCCAATCGAGTCGCGAAGATTTGCACCAAGAGCGATGAGGTTGCCTGCCCAGATGTGACTCGCATGGACGGCTATGTGAATGCGTTCTGTCGCGCACTCGAAGCTGCGTTCGGCGCTCGCTTCTTCCACCCCCGCCACCTTGAAGCCTTCCTTAAGGCGCACAAGACCAGTTACGACAACAAGTGTGTGACTGAGCATGGCATCCGCTATGATCAAGCGGATTCTCGTGGGTCGGGAGAAATGGGGACGTCCGCGTGGAACACCGTGATTAATCTTTTCATGGTCTTCTATGCCAGATGTCTCCTAGGCGACTCATACGACGCCGCTTGGGAACACCTCCTGACTAAGACGCTGGCAGGAGGAGATGATGGAATAGTCGGCGACACCGCCGACACCATGCTCGTCCGCGCCGCTAGAGACTGCGGGTTTATCCTCAAGTGCCCTCTTTTCAGGAAGGGTGACACGGGGGTGAACTTTCTCGCACGCATCTACGGCCCGGGCGTTTGGGAGGGCGACACCACGTCCATGTGCTCCCTCAAACGGCAAATGGAAAAATTCCACCTCACAGCAGGTTGCCATCTAGACCCGCACCAAAAGCTTTTTGAGAAAGCGACCTCGTTTCTTCTCACGGATGCTCAGACGCCCATTATTGGACCTCTGTGCAAAGCCATCCACGCCGCCCACCCAGGCTATGTCTCCACAGGCACGCTTGAAAGGTGGGGCGACGATCAACCACTCGCCGTACAGTACCCTAACACTTATGCCGACTGGATGGATGGAGTCGCCCGTGACGAACTCCCACTCACCGACTATGACGCACTCGATGAGTGGCTGAAGAGCATGCCTGCCGCCAGCGCGCTCCTCAGCTGCCCGATCTTTTATGAACAGGGTAGAGAGTTTACGTATGATGAATGGGACGCTGATTATGGCATCTTGATCAAGAAAGCCACGATCACCCCCCCCAGCCTCGGGGGGAAGCCAAAGGCGCCGGCCGCCGCACCTAAGGTGCCGCGGGCAGCTGACACACGGTCCAAAGCCGTGAAGGCGTAGCTCTGACTGAGCCAGGGTTTCGGCGGGGCGGTTTCGTGAAAACCGTCCCTCTCGATTTAGACAATCCTTTGCCAACAACCCTGATAATCGAGTTATTATTAACTATCTTCAAACGCTGTCTTAGACGAGATGGCACCGAAGAAGAAACAGAACCGTCCCAAGAGACAGCAACTTCCGTCCAAGGCGAAACCTCCCAAAGGTATTCCCTCAGCGACGGTCGTCAGCCGTGGTTTATCCCGACCCCTCCGAGGTCCCCGGATGAATCACGTCCACGGTACTTGTTCAGTAACAGACCCTTTCTGTGTACATGCGAAGGGTGCGACCCGTCCGGATGGTGGACCACCCACCATCCCGTACCAAATCCGCGCCCTCGTTCCCCTGACTGCCAACGGCACTTCGGGGGGTTGCCGCTACACCTTCGTCCCGAGCCATGCCTACCAGTACATCAATGCTGCGTACGCCACCGGCAACTGGACGAACGTTGCGGCCTTCCTAAGCGCAGGAGGAAATGCTTTTGCTGTTAACAACGCCCGTGAGATCCGCATCGTATCCTTTGGCGTCATCATCCGCTCGATGATGACCGCCTCCACAGCCAAGGGAGTCGTCATCCTTAATGTCGACCCCCTGCCCCTTGCGGGAGCTGTGAACGAAGCGGGTAGCATGCAAGGCTCAGAGTCCACCCTCATTACCCTCGCTGCCGGTCTTGAGTATAGTTGGGTGTCGAAAGCCATGGGCAACTCTGCCCACGCCTTCCGCCAAGCGTCCGAGTTCACCTCAACCAACACCAATTACGATTGGACCTCGCTTGTCGTCGAAGTCAACAACAGTGACACGACGGCCGCGACTCCTTATCTCTCCGCTGAGATCGTGATGAATGTTGAGTTCACTGTGTACTCCTCGCAGAACACTCACCTAGCGATGCTTCAGAAACCGCCAGCTCAACCGAACCGACTCGTCACCGCTGCACAAGAACGTGTGCACGCGACCACTAGTTCGTTCATTGAAGGTGGCATCACTAAGGCCACTAAGGCTCTTGAAGGATACGCAAAGTCCGCCCTTGATGACATTATGTCCGAGGGCCTGGGCATGCTTTTCCTTTAACTTGTTCTTCTTTCTTCGTGTTTTCGTGATTCCTAATAATAGTAAATAAATAAAAATTTCAAACTGGCCAACCCGGCTGGGC